TGTTCGCCCAGATGTTTGTTCCATTGGCGAAGGGAAGGGTGGCGCCGCTTGTGCCGGTGTTCTGCGTCGCCGCCGTGCCAAGGCCCAAATTCGTTCGCGACGTGGAGACGTTATCGACATCATCCAGATTATTCGCCGCCAGCAGATATCCCCCGCCTTGCTGCGTCGACATCACCTGCTCAAGGTAATAGGGGCGATGCTCGTAAGAGGGCTGGGCTTGACCCAATGCGCATTGCACCGCGCCCGCATCCATCGTGCCGTTTTGAGCGATCGCGTCCTGCGTCCAGACAAACCCGATGAGGTTGTTCATGTCATCGGGGCATTGGAACGGGATGATCGGCAACGAGCGCCATGTATCGGCAGAACCCGAGAACACGCCCTGGCTGATCACCACAGCGCTGGAGATGAAGAATTGGCCTGGCGTATAGGTCGCGCTTGTCCAATCATTGACGATGTCGGCGGTGACGCTATCGGCTGTGCCCGGCCAAGAGAGTAGGGCGAATCGGATTGCGCCAGTGGTGGACAGGCGCAGCCGCGCGGCCATAGACACGAACGCAGTGCGTAGATCGACGCAATCGGCCTGCAGCATGGTCTGTGAGAAACCGAAACGCTGCGCCGTCGCGTTGGATTGCGTGATGCGGAGCGCAAAGGTTTGGCCCGGCTCCGGCGCCGTCAATTGCGAGACGGTGACATCATCGCTCTGAGTCAGGATGCGCCAATTCTGAAAGATCGTCGCGCCGTCCGCCACTGAGCCGCTAGTGGGAGAAACGGCGAAATCGCCATTCATAAAGCGGTTGAAGCAGCCGCTCGGCGTGACATTCGGATCAGAAAGCGGGAAATAGCCTTGCGTGGACATCACGCCTCCGGCTTTTTAAGCAGCTCCGGGTAGGGGCATTTGTCCTTGGAGAGCCATTCACGGATGTAAGGGCCAGACCCATCACTATCGTCTTGGAGAAGAAAATCGCCTTCGCCAGTGATAAAATTCTTAGGCGTAAACCCCAAATTTCGCAAAGTTTGCGCCAAACTCATTGTTGCCATCCTTCAAAATACGTTTGGGCTACGCCGGTAATAAAGCTTGCGGTTCCTGCCGAAACGTCAGCAAATCCGTATACCTCGTAATAATCTGTGCCATTCGCGTTATCCACGGCGACGCTTTGGCAAAGGTTTTGCGATGTAGATGCGGCGTTCGGCGATACTGCAAAATTATATAAAGCGCCATTTTTATAGAGCACACATTGAACATCGGCGCCAGCAATCCACGTACCCGTAATCGCCAGCGCAAAATGCATGACCACTTTGCCGGCTGGGGGCGTCCAGCGTGACAGTGAGGTGTCATAACAAGAGCCGACATCCCAATCTTCTGTGGCCATCGTGGCCTTGGTGTAGGTAGAGTCCGCAATCCCGGTTTGATGTCCTGCAGAGCGAGCGCGAAAGCTAACTTTTTGCGTTAAACTTGCCGGCGTGAGCAGCGTTGTGGTTGAGGTTTGTGCCTGAACATCAGCCGCGGCGGCGATATTCAGGTTGGCGTTGGGCAAGGTGCCGGATACATCTGACGCCAAAGCGACAGCCGCAAATGTCGGCGCGCCATCGGCATTGCCATGCAGTACTGTGGTGGTCGTGCCTAGCGAGCCTAGCGGCGTAGGCGTCGCGCCAGCGCCACCACCAAGCACCAGCGCATTAGCCGTGAGCGCTCCCGACGAAGCAATTGCGCCGGACGCAGTATATCCGAGCACGCCGCCAGACGTGCCGGAGGCAAGTCCGGTGCCTCCGTTCGCCACAGGCAAAACGCCGGTGACATCCGTGGTCAACACCACCGCGCCAAACACGGGATCAGCGCCCGTGGCGCCACGCAAAACGGTGCCCGTGGCGCCCACGGATAGTTGCGTGATCGCGGATGTCGCAGCGCCCACCAGAACGCCATGGTTGGCGAGTGTGGCGCGGCCCGTGCCGCCCTCTGTAACGGGGAGGATGCCAGGCGTGCCGCCGGAAAGTTCCGTGTAGGCTGCGCATTGCCAATTGCCAGAGCCCAGCGACACGAAAACCGCGAAATCGCCTGCGGCCACAGTAATATTGGCCGCGCCCGGCAAGATGAGCGACGTGGCGTTATAGGTGAGGGTTGGGGCGCCGGTGAAGCGCACAAAGCGTAGAACGCCAGCCGCCGCCGTGCCCAGCGCCGTGATCGGGCCGCCAGAGCCGGTGACCACGACAAACTCACCCGTCGCCGTTCCAATGTTTGTGGTGGCCGCCGCAGCGACGTTGGCGGCTTGGACGGTCAGCGCATCGAACGCTGCATAGGCTGTGCTTTGCCCTGTGCCCCCGTTCGGAATGGAAACCGGAACGGTGAAGACGCTGGTGGTTTTCTGCCAGCGGTTGCCGGCGCCATCGACAAGAAGCGTCGGCGGATTGGATGCACTCGAAAAATCGCCATCGATGCGTTGGTAAAACGCTTCGCCGCCATCCAGCTCCGTCACCGTTCCTTGCAGATACGCCAATTGCGCGCCGCCCTGCGCATAGGACGCCACATTGCTGGATTGAAACGACGCCAGATTGGCGACCGTAATAACCTGTTGGGGAAGGGGGTTCGCCATTTAGGTGATCGGCCCGGAATAGAGGCCAAGGTAGTAGGTCGTGGAGCCAATCTTGATCTTGAGCGAAGCCGCTGCGGTGCCAAGCGTCGTGCCTGTCGCCAGAAGATTGCTGGCGCCCGCTGTAAGGCCCGCGATGTTCAGCAAAAAGCCGTTGGCGTCGAACGTGGTGGCGGCGGCCCCATTGACGGAACCATAGATCAAAGACGAGGCCGTGCCCGTCAAAGCGCCGGCGCCCATATTCAATTCAAGCTCAAGCGGCGCGTAGGTGCCCGCGTTGGTGCCTGCCGATAGCGTCATTTCGCCCAGCACAGCGGACCCCAGACCCGTGGTCTTGCCCGCCGCGCCATAAACGACTTCGCCTTTGAGCGCATTGGACCATGCGCCAAGCGCCACGTTAGTGTTGAGCGTGAAGTGCGCCCGGCCGCCAACACCACCGATTCCCGTCATCGTGGTGGCCACCGACATGGGCTCAACAGAGACAGAACCAGAGGTCGAGGCGCTCGACACCGTCATAGCGAAGGAGTTCAAATCCTCGATCACGCCGCCGGTAATGTCGACATCGGCGGGGTCGTAAGGGTCATTCCCAAGCGGAGTGGATAGGGCCCAGACGTTGCCGTCCACATCATGCAAATAGGTCGTGCCATTGTCGGCTTCGTTCGACCCTGGCGCAAAGGCGTAAAGAGAATTGTTGCCCTGGATATAGGCAACTTGGGCGTAACCCAGCATCGCGCAGGTGCGAAACGTGGCGACGGTGTCGACCACAGGGATGAACTTGGATGGCTGAACTTGGGTCATGCCCGATGGTCCCCACAAGATTTTGTGGGGAACCGTACCCGCGAAGGGTTAACGTTTTTCCTTTAGCTGGGCGTGATGTCGGCGCCGCCGGAATAATTCGTCCAGACCGCGCCCGCCGTAGCGCCGGAGGCGATCAGAAATTCCTTGTTTGTGGAATCGGCGACCAATTTGCCGGTGAATTTGCCCGTGGTGTTGATCGCATTTCCGATAGCGCCAAGCGCCGCCGCCGTGGCCGTGGCCACAGGATTGTTCGCCACCGCATAGGCCAGAACTTGCGCGGCGGTGGCCTTCTGCGACACCGGCGTCCCGCTAGGATCGGTGACCACCTCAAACGTAGTGGTCGCCGTGACAGAGGATGCCGCGGGAAGTTGGATGATTGTTACTTGAGCCATCAGGTTTCATCCACGACGCGATGATCTCCCGCTTGCGTATAGCGGTCATCACCGGCTTGCGTAATGCGCCCATCAACCGTGATGGGCGGCTGCGTGCTGTCATCCAACACGCGCAATTCCGGTATGCTGAGGCCAAGCCCCAGCCACCTTGAAAAGCCGAACGGCTGACCCATCATGGGGTGATGTCGCCGTAATCATAGAGCGCGACAATGTCGTCCGCATCTGTGCCGGTATCCCACACGCGCTTGACTTGCAGCGGGGCGTAGCCGGCAGGGTGATCCACGAAGGTCACGCTGGTTTCATCCGCCATGTTGGTGAGCGTCACGGTGAGATCGCCTGCCGTGCCGATGTAAAGCGCCTTGGCGTACACGTCCAAATCCGCATCATCCGCAGGCGTCACTGCGCCGCCGTTGCGCGCAGGCGTGCCCATCCAATACGGATAATTGTAAAACGGATCGGTGGGATTGGCGGCCATCAGAGCGCTCGCGATGTGGAGAGGTAAACGACCGGCAGAAAGACGCCGAGAATGAACATGCCCTGCGCCCAGAGCGAGGCCGCGTTAGGGGAGGAGATGGCCAGCAACGCCAGCGCAAATGCGCCGACGCCAGCCAGGATCAAACACAGCCGCGCGCCCAGAATCGCACTGATCGCGGTCAGCACAGCGACGACTTGATTGAGTTGAAACAACGGAGGCGCCGCAGGACGCTGGGAAGGAGCTTCATATCGAGGTTGAAAAGCTTCCCCGTAATTGCCCTGCGGCGCGTAGCGAGGCTCCCGCATTTGCGGGAGCGGTTCGGATTCTTCGGAGACGAGAGAAAGAGCCAAAGGCGTGGGTTCCTGCAATTCGATGCGCGAAGCGTAGGCCGCGAGATATTATGGAACGGTTGACGAAGGCATGAGTGATTGTTCTTCGTCGTCGTCCGACAAGTCTTGATAAAGCGCGTGCAGCGATGGATCGCGGTAGGCGAGTTGCGCCAGACCCGCGAGGTGATCACGCCATCCCGCACTCCCGGCGCGCGGCGCGCTGGCCAGCCAGCGCACGAAGGCCGGATTGGTCAGCGCTTCGCCCAGGCCCATCATGCCGCCAATGCCCGCCGCTGTCGGCAACGCCGTTGTTGGATTGAGCAACGCCATGCCGGTGCCGAAATTCTGCAAATTCATGCCGGAGCGCGAGCGGTTGGTCATCGCCTCTACGATATTCTGCATGTCCGCCACTTGCACGAGATTATCCAATTCGTCCGCCAGCGCGTCATCCGCCGCGGAGCCGCCGCCTTTGGACCCGAACAAAATCGCGCGACCCTCCGGGGAAAATGTCTTGTAGGCGGTGGCGAACTTCGCGGGCGAAAAAGCATCATCCACGCCAGCGGTTCCAGCCGCAGAGGCGTTCGGATTTCCCATGCGATCAATGATGGTTGAAACAACGCTGCGCCACTCGTCTTGCCGCAACGAACGCTTGAGCGCCAGAAGGGAGGCGGTATTCGTTCCGCTCTTGTCTGACGCCATCGCGATGATGCGATCGAACGCCTGCGCCGGCGCGCCGCCCTTGGTGGGATCGAACGCCTTGAGCGCGGTCTTGATGCGCTCGCTGCCCACGCGATAATATTTGTCAGTCTGCGCCAATTGATGGGCGAGGGGATCGCCGCCAAGCAGGCGCGCGGAATCGCCAATGTCCTGCGTCAATGCCTGCTCCAAGCGCTGGAGTCCCGCATCGTCGACGCCTTGACGTAGTTGCGGCGCGCCCTGGAGATTGCGAACATAGGTACGCAATTGGCGCAGATCGTTGAAGCGCAGGCCGGTGATAGGCCCTTTGATCGCTTCGCGGAAGCGCACGATCTGTGGGTCCGCTATCATGCCCTTGACGCGCTCCGATGTGGCCGCGCCTAGAATATCGTCCAGCGCCGCCTTGGTGTGCCCAACGCTAACCGTGATCGGTTGCCCTGCGGCGCCTCTGCCGAAGCCCGCGCCCGAGCGCGCCGCGCTTTCCGCTGCGTTGATTTTGTTGAACACGTCATCATAAAGCGCCTCCGCCTTGGCGGCGAAGCTTGTTTCGCGCGTCGACGCGGATGCAGCGGATGCCCCAGAGGGAAGGGGAATGTCGGCGTCTTTGGCGAAACGCTCGACGCCTGATTGAACGGTTTCGCCGACCAATTCCCGCGGCTGGGGTAGGGCGTAACCGCCCGCAATGCGGTCTGCAGCCTTACCGGTGGCCGCAATGGATTCATCGAGGCGGTTGCGGACGGCGCCGCCTGCGAAGAAATTCTCCGCAATGGCCTTTGTCATGCCCGGCGCCATGCCGCCCTGTGTCGCCGCCAGCGTTGGCGGAACGCCCGCCTGATCGAATTGCGCGACCTTACGCGCCGTCGCCAGAGCCTTGGGGCTGGCCTTCGCCAGCGCTTGCCCAAGCGCCCCCATGGCCCCGCCTAAAGCCGTTGCGACGCCAATCTCCGGCACGGCCTTGGGCAGCCTTTCCGGCAGTGTTCCCTCTTGACGCGCCACTGCAAAGGGAGCGCTCAAGCCTCCAGCGGTCATGGCGGCGTTGACCGCAGTGGGGCGCGTTAAAAACCCGCCAACGCCGCCAGCTTTGCCGCCAGCGCCTATGCCGGCGAGGATCGACAGCACGTTGAGGATTGGATGCTCGCGCGCATAGCGATCGCGCGCTTCGCGCTCCGCATCCATTGCGGCTTGGCCAGCCTCGCCGGCAGTGGACACCACAGGCTTGCCGCGAACGCGGCGCACTATGTTTTCTGCGCCTTGGCCGACGAAAGCCGCTGCGCCGCGCAGTTCATCGCCCACGCCCAGATTATTGGCCATCTGGGCGGTGAAATCATCCATGCCGGGCACGCGAGTCAGTGCTTCTTGCCTCGTGCGCGCGGCTTCATATCCGGGAGATTGAGGAGGCTCAGACGCCTCAATCACCCATCGCCCAGATTGCGCCGGGTCGGCTTCCATGACCCATCGATCGGCCATTAGTTCACGCGCCTCCACGCGCGGCCATCTGAAACCCATGTCTCATTGGTCTGCGGATCACGGGCGCGCATGTTTGCGTTCGCGGCCGGGTCTGGCAAATCAGATGGCGCCCCCGCTTGCGACGCTCCGGGCGTGCTTTCCGGCGCCGCGAACGGCCCCACGATCACCTGCGACGGGTCGAATCCATAAGCGCCGGACAAGGTGCGATATTGGCGCTCCCAATTCGAGATGCGCTCTTCCGAGTTGCGCGCGATCGCCGCCGTGGTTGCGACGAATTCATCTCGGATTTTCGGCGGTAATTTTCCACCGCGCAGATACAGATTATAGGTGTTGCGGATCGTGTCTGGCACGCCCGCCGCATTGCTTGCGTTCGCCACTTCGCCTTCGCGCACTGTGGATGGCGGATCAAGCACCTTCATAAACGAATAGATCGAAGCCAAATCGGCCGGACCCGGCGAATCCGTCTCTTTGGCGTGCGCTACAAGCGTCGCCATTTGCTTGGCGGCCTGCACGACCTTGTAGTCCGTCTCCGTGTTGCGCTGATATTCCTGGCGCATTTTGGTGATGTCGCCAAAGCTTTGTTGCGCGGAGATCAAGTTCTTCGCGTTCACTTCCTGCGACTTCAAAAACGCGTCGTTCAACTTTTCCCACGCGCCCATGCGCAGCGCCATCATGTCGGAAATTCCCTTGACATCGCCTTGGGCGAGCTGGGCTTGCAGCATGGGGTTTTGTTCTTCGCCGGCCAGCGCGTTGATCTGGGCCAGGGCTTGGTCAATATCGGTTTTGAACAGGCTGCTGGCGTTCTGGAAAATCTGCTGCGCGCGCTCGTTCTTCGCTAAAACAGCCTTCATACTCAATTCAAATTGCTCATTGGCCGTCTTGAGCGCCTCGGCGTCATTGTCCTTCGCCGCCTGCATCGCCGCAGACGCGGCCTTCAGCGCTGCGGTGGAATTATTCTTGATGACCAGGCCGCCAAGAATGCCCATTAAAGGCAGGAATTGCCCGAAAACGCGCAAGGTGTTGGTGCGCTCCGGCGCCGTTGGCGCCTCCGGCGCCTCTTCCAATTGCGGCGCATCCGGCGACTGCATGGCGCCGATTTTCTCACGCAGCGCGCCGCGCTCTGCGGCTGTTCCTTGCAGCGCGTCCACGGCGGCGTTGGAGGCTAGTTGCGCTTTGCCGCGCGCGTCCGCGAGTTTGGCGATCTCGCTGCGCGGCACGCCTAATTGCGCGAAGAGATCGTCGCCCGCTGCGCTCGCGGGGGCGATGATCGCCTCCGCGCCGGGCTGCGATTGCGGCGCGGGCGGCGCTGCCATGGCGGAACCCGTTGGCGTGCCGGGCGTGACTTGGCCAAGGTCCATCGGCAACCCCGCAAGGGGATCGTCTACGGGAAAGCCGGAAGCGGGAAGGGGTAGACCTGCCATGCTACGCCGCGAGCTGCTTCACAAAATCGGCCAACGCGTCGCCCATCTCTGTGCCCTGCTTTGTCTCAGCTTCCATAATTTGCCTGTAAAGGTTGAGATTAATGTTGCGATCATTGGCGAGCGCGCCCGATACTATGGCGCCTTGCTGTGCGGCTGCGTTCAGTCCGGTCTGCGCCATTTGCTGGCCGATCTGGAACGTGCTCGCCAGAGCGCGCCGCTCCGCATCAACCAAGTCTTGCCCCTCCATCGTGGAGCCGGAAAGCCCGAGACTTGCATAGCGTGAGCGGATCGCCGCCTGAGCCGAGCGCAACGCCGCATCGATCGACAGGGTCGCGCCGCCAGGCAATCTGCCCTCCATCGCCTCGTTTGCGCCCCGGGTCAGTAATTTAGCCTGATCGCCAGCGTCCGCCGCCAAGTCGCCGAGGCCGTCATTGGTGTTGAGAAATTCCTTGAGATCGTTCACCCCCGGCGCTGGGCGTGTGGCCTTATAAATCGAGGCGCCCAATGTGAGCGCAGGCGCGATGGTCTTCACCCCATTAAGCACACCGCCGAGCGTGCCGCTGAAACCGGAGCCCCGATCTCCCACCAAGCCAGCGAGTCCCGACTTGATGTCTCCCGTAAACTCCGACAACGGGCTTGCGGATGGGCCTATGAACGATCCCAGCGCATCGCCGGTCCGGCCCGCCACATCCGCAATTGGCGAAATGGATTGCGCCAGAGAGGGAAGGGTGCTCCCCGGAGTTCCGGAAAGCGCTTGGCCCGTAGCCCTGGAAAGCCCTGAAACTACATCTTTGCCGCCGCCAAACAACTTGCCAATGCCGCTGTTGATGCCGCCCCAAAGATTGGATGCCACGTCGCCCATTTCAGGTTCCCTTTCCTGCGTCAAATGTTAGAATGCAGGCGTTAACGTTTTGGGGCCTGCAATGCGGTTTTTGATCTTTGGTCTGGCGCTGAGCGCGCTGTTTGTTTGCGCGCCGGTCGCGCACGCAGCGCCAATCGCCTTCGACTCCAACGTGGCGGACGTCCGCGTTGTGGTGCGAGCCGGGAAGTGGCTGACGAGCTGCAAGACGCCCTGCGAGCTGGAGATACCCGCGCGCGCGGCGTTTCAAATCGCCTTTGAGCCGCCGGCCGATGCGATTTACCAGCTTGCCCAGCCGCTTCCGGCCGTGGCCTGGAAATGCCGCTTCATCGGGAAATGCGCGCTTACGCATGACGCTGTTTTCGTCAATCTGGCGCGCGTCGGAGAGCGCGGCCCCGCGCGCGCCGCGCCTGAATTGCGTCCGGCGCTCGATCTGAGCCATTAGGCTTCCGACCATGGATAGATGTTCGGTGCGGACGAACCCTTGATGGCGATGCCGGCGGGCGATCCCGCGCCAGCGCCAGCCCCCGAGAATGGCGACGCGCTCGACATGACCGGCGCGGCGCTGCTGGCCGCAGACGGCATGGAGGAGGGGACGCCGCTGCGATTGACGCCGTCATGGGTCAAGACACCCTCCAGGATGCGCCGTAGCGTGCCGTAGCCGCCCTTGAGGCCCGGGTCTTTGCCTACCTCAGCGGGCCGCCCAAGCGGTTCTGCAAGCTCGCCAGAGCCCATGCTGCCAATGGCGTCGCCGAGAGCGCCCTTTGAGATTTGCGACACATCCAGCGTTTCCGGGCGCTGCCCCGTGATTTGAATTTCATTGTCGCCGCCAAATGCGGCCCCTGCGCCAGCGCCAGCCGCGGCGCCAGCGCCCGCGCCCAGCGCTTGGCCCAATGCTCCGCCGGAAGCGCCAGACACGATGATGGGGGCCACCCCCGGCGCGCCCGCAGCAATGGACAGGTTGCCAGCCAGTTCAGGAACCGCCGCCGCGAACGATTCCGGCAAGCCCGTCGCCAGTGTCGCGCCGGCGCCGCTTCCGAATAGATTGCCGAACGCGCCGGACCCAATCGCCGTTCCAATGATGCTGGGCAGCAATTGCGTGAAGAACATGCCCCAGCCGCCGGCCCCCTCGGTATTGCCCTGCTGCACAGGGTCAACGCCGTATTGGCCCGAGAAGTCCTGCGCCGCCTCCGTGATCGGCGTGACAGGCGCCGCGCCGCGTCCGCCGGGATTATAGGCGGACGTTTCCGTGGGCCCCGTAGGGGAGGAGCCAGGCCGTTGGTTGAGCAGGCCGCGTTGTCCGAGCGTGTCCATCCACGCTAGGTATTGCTGCAATGTCAGATCGCGGTTCAGCGTAGTCATGTCAGACTCCCAGCACTTGTTCTAAAGCGCTGCGCGGCGCGCGGGCGCGAACCTCCTGCGGCGCAGGACGACGAAACATTTCCGCAGCGAAGCTCATGGGCGTGCCGCCCAATGTGAAAGACGGCGGGTCTTGCTTGGCGCCCAGCGCCTTCGCCAGCACCGCAAACCGCGCGCCGGTCTCCGCACCAAAGTGAAACGAATCCACGCCGCGCGCCTGTCGCCAGAGATCAATGTGGCGCAGCAATTCGACGGATTCCCGGAAGCCCGCACGCCCGAGTCCGCGTGTCGGCGCCCCGAAGAGCGCGATCATATGGCACCGCGCAGCCCCGCCCCAAGGCGGCTCTGCGATCACCGCAATCGCGCATGTGCGCTCGCCGCGCAGCACGAGATGATCGGGATTCTCCATCCCATCTTTGACCCAGCGCACCGCCGCCACATCGTCCAGAACGCCATAGCGCGCCCGCGCCCACGAGAGCAGTGTCGGAATATCGGTGGGGGAGGCGCGACGGATCATATTCCGCCCTCCAAAGCTTCAGCCGCAGCGCGATGCGCCTGTAAGTTATAGAACATCCACATCTCGCGCTGATCTTTGTTTGTGAAGTCCACGTTCGCCAAATCGTTGCCCTGCACGCCGAGAAGCAGACCCAGATCGTTGTGCATCGACTGATGGCTTTGTAAAAAAATCTGCACGTCGTTTTGATCGTCGAAGTCCAGCGGGTAAATTTGCAGCATCGGCAAACGCACCCCATGCACCTGTTCAATGCGATTGAGCAGGGCTTGATGGTGCTGCCAGTGAGCAAACCCCCATTCCTCCAAGCCTTGCGGCGTAGGGGCGGGGAACTGGACTTGCGCGAGGCTCACTGTCGTTCACCGTTGCCGCCCCAGCCGCGTCTTGCTGCTGGTGTCCGTCGCCGTGCCGGTGGAATCTGCATCCCCGAACACTTGGTGAAATTTCCATCGCAGGGTCGTTGTCATCGGGGAATGCGCCCCAGCCAAAAGCTGAACCGCCGCTGTTGGATACCCACCGCGAATCCGACAACGCGGAGCGCGTCATGCCGCCATATTGGCGCATCACGCCATCCGGCGCGTCCACCCAAATATCCAAGTCCTGCGCTGGCACGCCGAAAGCGCCTTTGCCCTTCGTTGCTGACATGGTCCGTTCTCCTTCTGCCTTAGCCATAGAGCGCGTATTGCGGCGCCAGAAGTGCTGTAAGCTGCAGCACGCGGCAATCCGAAGCCGACGTGACGCCGGTAATCCCGATCAGCAAACCATACGCCGATGTGGAATAACCGAAAATGGACAAGCCCGACGTGCGGAAATAGATGTTTGCGCCCCCGGCGCCGGTGAATTGTATCTGCCCACCGGATTCGTTGACCCAGTCGATCGCGGCGCCGCCAACCAGAACGCTTGTCAGGCTGCCCTGGCCGCGCTCCGTGTCATACGACAACTCAAACGTCGGCGGCGATTCTGTGAACGTCTCCGCCATGATGTAGAGGCGATTGGCCTGCTTGTAATAGAGGATGGCCGGATCGGCGCGAAGCTTGGTCTGGAAAATTTTCTCCAGGTCGTCGCTTGGGGTTTGGAAGAGGGGGAAAAGGACTTCCCCGTCATTGCCCCAAACGGTCAGCTCAGAATCGATTTCCTCCGTGCCCACGAAAACCGGCGTGGTCTCCTGGGTCGCCACAAACCAGCGCTGGCCATCCCAGCCGCATAGGATGGTTTCTTGTTCCTCAGTGTACGGATTTATTGTGGTGAAGCTGATGAAATAACAGCGGATGCCAAAGATCGTTCCAACGCCAGCGGTGGGGGTGACGCCGCCCGCCGCGCCGGTGTTGAACGTCGCATTGGAGAAAAGCCCATCAAGCGCGCCCGAGACCTTCTCCGCCGCCCCGCCATAGAGCGCATAGACCCCTGACGTGTTGGCGAACACCAAGGCGCGCCCGAACGCCTGCACCGTGTCGCGCCACGGACAGCCCACCTGGGGATCGATGTTCGCATTATTGAACGTGGTTGCCGGCGGATCGCCGGAAGTCGACACGTTGGAGATCACATTGATTGAGGAATCCGCGATCTGGTAGAGGAACCCAGACGACTGGATCATTCGCGTGATGCGGTTGCGCAGGAAAGATTCCGTTGCGGCGTAGGAGCCGCCGCCCGCGGACGTGGAGAAATTGGACACGCTGGCCGGCGCGCTGAACGAAACCGTGGTGTCGTTGGCCACCCACACGCGCGATTGGTAGGTCTCGACCGTGTTTCCCTTCACGCTCTGGGGCATAAGCGTCACAGTGGCGGTCGCGGCGTTATTGTTGCTGGAGAAGAGTATCGCCGCGCTGGTGTAGCCGTAGCCTGGATTGGTGATGGTGATCGCATTGACTGCGCCCGCGCTCAGCGTGGCCACGCCCTCCGCGCCGACGCCATCGCCCACAATGGTGATCTCCGGGGGAGCGTCATAGCCGGACCCGCCCGCCACAATCGTCCCCCCGGTGACTTGGCCATTGCGCACCACCGCGGCCCCGCTGAAGCCTGAGCCGGATGACGCCGTGATCCCCCGACGGAAGGGGCGGAGGTGTAGCCCGTGCCTGGATTGGTGACGGTGATGCCGGTGATGACCCCCGGACGACGCCGCCGTAATCGACCGCCGCAGCGCCGGACCCGCCACCGCCAGTAAATGTGACCACCGCATCCGCAGTGTACGCCGACCCGCCATTGGTGATTTGCACCGCAATGACGCCGCCGCTCGCCACGACCACCGTGGCCGTCGCCGCTGCGCCATCGTCTGAGCCGCCACCGGAAAAGGCGAGCACTACTTCATCGCCGATCGTGTAGCCCGATCCTGGGGTGACGACAGAAACGGAGAGCACGCCTTCGCCTGGATTGTTGCCGAGCACGGCCAGGAACGTAGCGCCCGACCCAGACCCGCCATAAGCCGTGACCGTGGGGACGGATGCGTAACCCGAGCCATTGCTGGTCATCGTGACCACAGGGGAGAGCGTGCCCGCCGTGAACAGCGCCGATCCATCCCACAACCAATAACCGTCATTGGTCGCGGTGGAGACGATCACCAAATATTGGCTCTGCCACTGCGCGCAGGCGGGAAGATCGCCTCCAGCGGTGTAGAATGTTCCCGCAACCGCCGAGATGGTGGTGATCGCCCCGTCAGAACGGCGCACTTGGTAAGCCGTGCCATCGGTCAAAAACACGGCCTGATAGGACGTGACGCCGATATTATAGGCGTAAGTGAAATTTATTTGGTCCTGTAGCGGATTCGGCGCCGTGTAGAGCGTATCGCCGCGTCCGTAGAGCGTGCGCAGATTGCCGTCTCCGATGGGCAGCCAATTTTGCAGCCAGGAGAATTCTTCATTGCCGATGGAAGGCCGGGACGCCTTGGTGTTGAGGCCGCCGAATTGCTCGATGACCTGCGCCTGGGGCGTTTCCTTGCCTTGCTGGCCTGGAGCTGTGACTTGCCCCATTAAAAGCCCGCACTGTAAAAGCTCGGCACCACCGCGGGCGTCGTGCCTACGCGACCCTCGATGGCGTAGCGCTTATAATCCGCCAGCATCGCTTGCGCGTCATCGCGCCGCTGGGCGTTCAGATAGGCTTGATAGCACGCATAATAGGGCACCGCCTCAGTCCACGGATAGGGTACAAGGTCTTCGTCTTCATCGTCGACCAAATCCGCCGGCGTGCAATAGCAATCCCATTCCATCTGCGCGACGGAGGCCGGGATCGGATAGAGATATATCGATCCTTTGACGCCTTGCTTGTACTGCGAGAAGACTACGGGATAATTCTGGCTGACGATGTTGAGCGAGCGTAGATAGGCTTGAAACGCAGACCACGGCACGTTGTTGAGCGTCGGCTTGGATGCGCCCCAACTCACCGAAACGCTTTGCACGCCGATGATTTCGCCTGCGCCTTCCTCTTGGTCCTGAATGATCGCGTTGACCGTGGTGAAGTCATAGACTTCCTGGCTGGCGACGGTGTGAACATAGGACGTGAGCACCGGCGAAGCCGTCGCCCCTGAGCCGCTCCCACCGGAGAGAGTGACCGTGGTGGGGTCGATATAGCCGGTTCCGGCGTTGGTCACCGCAATGGATGTAACGACGCCAAGCGTGATCGTGGCCGTGGCCGTCGCTTGCGTGAAGCCCACGCCATAGGCGTTGGGCGCAGAGATCGTCACCGTGGGCGCCGTGAGATAGCCCGAGCCCCCAGCGGTCACCGTAATGGATGCGATGGACGCGGAAGACCGCGCCAAGATGCGTACGCATTGCGCATCCTGGGCGATTTTCTTGCGGCCCAAATTCACCCAGCGGGTCAAATTGGGCGTGGAGTAGAATTGCGCGCTCGGATCGTTCAGCAGCGAACGCGTCTGAGTGAGATATTCGCTGAGCGTCGCCACGTTTGTCCCCGTTTAAAAGGCGAGGGGGCCGCGAGCCATCGACTCAACGGCCCCCTCCCGCGCGATCCCCCGTCACACCCCTGCTTAGAAGGATTGCAGCAGCGCCACATCCGTGACGCCCCCCACCACCACCGTGGCGACCGCATTGGTCGATGCCACAGTGGAATTAGAACTGGTGAAGAACGCGGTGGGCACCTTGGCGTAAAGACCGCCATCCTGAATGGTGGGCGTCGCTGAAATCGTGCCCCCAGCCTCAGAGATGACAATCGCCGAACCATTGCGTGGATTGAGCAAGCCCACCCCGATGGAGGGATTAACCACCGTGCCGGCCGCGGTCGTGATCCGTCCGTCCGCCACATTGATCAGAACGGGCAGGGACGTGCCGTAAGCCACGCCCGCATTGGTGATCGTGAATCCCGTTGCCGTGAAGCACATGACCACCGTGGCCGCCGCAGACGAGCCGCCGCCGCCAGAGATGGTCAGCGTCGGAACGGAAGTCAGCGGCGTGCCGTGATCGGTGCAGACAATCGCCGTCACCGTGCCGGAGCCCGTGAGTGCGGTGGTGAGCACGCCCTTGGTCGTCACCGTGTCGCGCGGATCAGGCACGATGGTGACGCCCGGCGCCGTGGTGTAGCCCGCGCCTTGGTCAATCACGGTGACCGAGGAGATCGCGCCACCCGTGACGGCCGCGACCGCCGTGGCTTGTACGCCGCCAGCGGGCGGGGGCTCGATCAGCAGGATGGGCTTGTGGCTGTAGCCGGCGCCCGCCGTGGTGATCGTGATCGTGGAATTGATCGCCCCGCCGACAATCGCGGTCCAAGCCGAAGAGCCGGCGGAGGCCGTGACCGTTGGCGCTGACGTGTACGCGGAGCCCACATTGGTGATGTGGGCGCCGAGGGCGCAGCCGGAGAGGTTGGCGAGGCGCACATTGACGCCGTCGCTGTTCACGAAGCGGTTGATGTTTGGCGTTTGACCCAGCGAGCGCCAAATCCCGGTAATCGGGTCTTTGAACTGTACGAAGGTGTAGAGCCCGGTCGTCACCAGCCATTGGCCGGAGGGGACGACTTCGGTGTTTCCCGACCCCAAAGCCACTTCGTTCACATAGGTGGAGAAGGGATTGGTGTTGGTGATGTTGCCCGGATTTTGCGGGTAGAGAGGGCGGAGCGTGAGCCCCATGCCCGAACCCGCCTGACGAGTGATGGCCATAAGATCAGTCCCCCTTAGAACGCTGCGCCGGCGACATTGGACAATTGCCGCCCGCTGACCGGCTTGCTGCACGCCAGCGCCATCGCCACGATCACCACGCCGACATTGGCGAGCTGGTTGTTCGGGATGAGGCTTTGGAAGCCGCTGAAGGCGAAATTCGCATCCTCGTGAATGTAAAGCGCGAGGTAGCGCGAATTGATCAGGTAGGCTTGGCCGTTCGGGCAGAACGAGTCCGCCAGGATCGGCGTATCGCCCAGCATGATGCAGCGGAAGCCGGCATTGACGGCGTCGTCCGTGCCATAGCGTGAGTCCGGCGTGGTGCGGAATTGCTCCAGCGCCAGGAAGTCCGCCATCAGAGTCGTCCAGTCGCCAGGCGACATGACGATGAAGTCTGGCGCTTCGCCGCCAGCGCCCGATTGCGTCGCCATGATCTGGGTCAGCATCGTCTGCCGGCCCGGCGTGATTGAACTGGTGTAGAGCTGGCCCTTCCAGAACGCCGCGCTATTGCGGTTCAAGCCGCCATAGGTCGCGACGTTCGTGCCGTTGTCGTACACGTCTTCAAGCCCGTTGATCGCAAGCTGATTGCCAGCGGACGAAGCGAAGAGGGAGGTGGCGATGTTCTGGACCGCTACCGTCTTGGCGTCGGCCATACGGGCCTTCACGATCGGGATGATGGTTTCCGAGGATTGCACCAGGGATTCCATGCCCAGAAGCGGGATCGGCACCGTGCCCACGCTCAGGTTCCAAGCGGCGTTCTGGATTGCCGTTTCGACGCTTGGTTGGGGAAATCCACCGGAATAATCCGTCCAGTTGAACTGAACGAACGAGGCCCCTTGCACCGGCACCGTGATCTGATTCAGACCGCCGCGAGCGCGCTGAGCATTGCGCATCGCCATGTTAAGCAGCGGCGCGGCTTGGTAGATTTGCACGACAAGCTTGGGAATGAACGCGCGCCGGGTGACAGCGTTTATTTCATTCGTGATGCTGCCGCTTGCCGGGATAAACCCGGTGCCGGTGACAATGGCCATAGTCTAGTCCCCCTTAGGCTGCCGCGGCGTTGCTGCGCACGTCCGCAAGAATTTTCCCCACCTCCTGATCGGCCCACCGATCGGGGTTCCCGTACAACGCTTTCACGTCCACGCTCTTGTCTTCGTCTTCCGTGAAGTTCCAGCGCGAGGGCTCCCATGTGGAAGGCACGGGCTCAGGCGGCTTCGGATTGAGCCGGTCATAGAGCGCCGCCGCCGCGTCAGGGTCCGCAATCGCGCGTTCTTTCATCAGCGCGGCGATCTTGGTCATGCCCTCTTCGGTGTAGCCGTGCTTGGTTTGCAGGCTGGAAAAGCGATTCCACAGATCGAAATCGGCGGCGTCTTCGGCCGCTTTCTTTCGCTCCGCGTCCATCGCGGAAAGACGATCATCAAGCTTTTTTTCCATTTGCTTGATCTGCTCGACATACGGAGCGGCGATTTCCGCCGTGCGCTCCTCGTCGGTCACCACGTCGGGAAATTCTTCCTTCACAGCGCGCTCCAGGTGCTTGCGCGCCTTTTGGGAATTGTTGAGCTTGGTCAGCAGGCCAAGCGCCCGCTGCATGCCCGCCAATTCGGATTCGTCGATCTCGACTTTGGCCATGAGATCACCGCCCGTTGGGAACGTGCTGGATCGTCAGATTGTCCGCGCCCATGCCGTCGTCGGGCACTTGGCTTTTGCGGAACGCGAAATCAGTCGTTTCCTTCTGACCAACCGAGATGATCTGAGGGTCATTCTTGGAAGGGAGGGAGTTCATCGGGGGATCAAAAACCGGAGAACGATCAGCCATGTGCTTTGCTCCTTTAGATCATCGGGCCGGCGGCGCCGGCCATGGGTGAGGGGGGTGTCGCAGCGCCGCTATCGGGGCCGCTCATGGCGCGCTGGAGCGCCAGCATGATCGCATTTTTCTGGGCTTGCTCGGTGAGGCCGGTGAGATTGGTGGCCTGCACGCCTGGCACTTGCGCTGAAGGCGGGGCCATCTTGGAAAGCTTCTGGATCGAATCGATCACCGCTTTCTGCATGTCATCCCCGATGGGGAAGAATTGCAGGGCTTGCTGGAGCATCTGAACGGCGGAGCCCACCATGGTCATGCCCTGCGCCATGTCGCCTGGGTTGGGCGTGGGCGGGCTTTGTGCGCCGGTGGAGCCCATGACGGGCGCGAACGGATTTTCTACGGCCATGCGTTAAGACAAAATCCCTTTGCGATTGAGGCGCTTGCCCTGTTCGCATTGGGATTTTTGGCGAAAAAGATTAACGCAAAAACAAATCCACAAGGGACCGCCGTTAATGATTGCTAACGACTTGCCCACAAAGGTTTATTTTCTTCATTGCGGCGCACGCAACGAAAAAGGGACCGCTACCGCCCCCTGCTTTTCTTCTTATCTTCAAGCAGTTGCGGGTTTTGCGCGATCAATTTGGCTTCCGCCTCTTCGCGATCACGCGCTTTTTGGATCAAGAAATCCTCGCGTGGGGGGTGAACCATCGAAAGCAGAGTGGGCATGTCGATCGCGCCAGCCTTCGCGAGCGCGAATGCAATGTTCATATAATCGCCCTGGAAGGCGGGGCTTGAAGTGTGACTGTCCACCACCGCGCGCGCGCCGTCCGGCAATTGCTTCAAGGTGAAGCTCGCGCCCTTGCGGGTCTTGTAAACGGCGGGGTCTTTCGCTTGCGCCATCGCAAAGCATTTATCCAAAAACTCCGCACACTGAGCTTCGACAATGAGCGAGCGATCCCGCATGCGCGGGGAGGCGGTGCGTATCAAAGTCTGCGCCTGGGCGCCGCCGCGCACGCCGTCCGCGCCTTCACCAGAGAGAATTGCGGAGAAGCCTGCGGCTTCATCCATGAATCGCTCCAGAACGGTGATGTAATCGAGCGCCATAGCCGGCATTTCCGGCGCTAAGTTCTCAACTTTCGCGCCAACCTGTTGGGTCTCTGTCAGTGTTCCACCCGCCGACAAGAGCGCGAGGGCCTTTTCAGATGTGATGTTGGAGAAGCCGGAGAACGAGCGCGGCGGTTTGGCCTGCAGGCGGAAAATATCGTCAATATCGTTGATGCGCTGATTGAGAATTTCCTGAAGTGCTGCGACGTTGGCCAGTTCCGACCGGCCCCAGAAATAGCCCTCGATTTCGTTGGGGCAGACTTTCACAAAGGGATGGCGCCCTGGAATGTCGCCCAGGTTTTGCAGGCGATAGCGGCCTTCCAAGATAATGTCCGGGTTGCAAACGCGAATCGTCACCCAATCCTGCTGATCATCGTCATAGACCCATATGTCGTCGACGCGGATCAATTCGGCCGCGACTTCCGTGGCGAGCATGGGGGCCGGCGGCGCGGCCAACACCTGCACATTGCCCATGGCGCCCGTGGGCGTGCCGGTAATCGAGATCGGCTGTAGGCCGCCAGACACGATTTCGCGGAGATAGGTGTCGTTATACACCTCTTGATCGACCGGCTGATAGGCGGATGATGCGCGGTCCAGCAAAGCCTTCTTGTCGGGGTGATTGTACAAAAGCCGCTCAAAGCTGGCCTTGGTGTGGTATTGGGAATGCGTGAACGCCTCTTGTTCGTCGAGGCTGTTCAAATCCTCCCGCAGCACGCCCATGAAACTGGCCCGCACAAGATGAGGCACGAACGTGCCGCGGGTTTGGTTGACCCATCGCCATGTGGGCCGCACGAAAGAGCAGCCATCCACCAGCCCAAGCTCAACTGCTGCGCCAAAGGTGAGGCTGCAATTCGTGCCCCCATAGATGCGATTGAATTCCTGATTGAGGTGGCTTGACGCGGCCTGCGCCATTTCTCCGAACGTGTCCTGTTCATCGGAGTTGAGATCGATGGAGGCGCGAACCTCGGCGGGGGAGTAGAGATAGGACGTGAGCTTGTCGATCAGCGAGTAGCATTTGTTATGCTTGCTCGCTTTGGAGAGCAATGTGCCGGAATAGTAGAGCTGGCGCCAAGATCGCGATTGGTTGCGCCGGGCGTCCATCGACACTTGGCATTGCGTGACGATCTCTTGGCTGAATTTGAGCAGGCCGTCCGGCGTCTTGGGGATTTTCATTTCGTCGCCCGCGCCATGACGTTGAGTTTCATGCCTCGGTCCGGGCTCTTATGCAGCAGCGCGATGGGGTCGACTCCCGCTTGGCGCGCCTCAGCGGCGCCAGCGGCCCCCAGGGCCAACGTTTGCGCAGCGGATGGGGCGCCCACCGGCATACCGTTCGGCGTGATGATCTTTTTTCGGCTCTTGGCCTCTTTCACGGGCGCGGTTTGCCAGAAGTTTTGCGCGCCCTGAGCGAATTCTGATGCTTGGGATTCGCTCACCACCTTGGCCTGCACCATCTCGCGCGTGATCTGCTCAATCTCCGCGGTGTGCATTGGGGAGGGGCCCTTGGCGGCGCGCTCGCCGGCCTTGCCGCTATCGTTCCAGTCCGACATGCCGCTTTCGCGCATCATGTCTTCCGCGATCTTGGCGGCCTTCGCGATGGGCGTGCCACCAATGGCGGGAGCGCGGCCTTCTTCGACCATGCGAGCAATGCGCTCCTCGCCTTCGATGAATTCGCGCTCCGCGTCATGCTCGGGTTCGCCCACGCCGCAATCCGGGCATGACTCTGGCAGAGGATCGCCCTTCATCTGGCGCAACTCAAATTGGAAGCCGCATGAATCGCAGCGGAGAAGACGGCGGACCTGGCCCATAAGCGCCCCTCAAAAGGGAAAAATGCACAGTGACGGGCGGGGCTTACGGTTGCGTTAAGAGTGTTTGTTGCGTAACCATGCGTATGTGATCGGCGGCGTGGAAAGCAGCGGTGCACCGCTAGAGACACGCGCGAGCAATCGACCAGGCCGCCCGAAGAGGCGGATGAGATCCTGAGTAAGGGACTGTTCTAGACAGTCGCCGGAGTAGCGCCCGGTCCGATCACGCACTGCCCCTTCGTCTATTTGGTAGGACGCCAGAATTTGACTCTGGAAAGCGACGTTCGAGCCGTCGAGGGGCAACCATTAGAACCCGTCGATCAATAGCCGTATCCGCGCCTGCGAGCGCTCTTCCTGCTTTTCCTTGAAGTAGTTCTGCACCATGCCTTGCATGACGTGATCGCCCACGCGTTGGGATTTTTCATCTTGTCGCTGTTTGGCCATCTCGCGCATGAAACTGCGCTGATCCACCATCATGCCGGGGCGCACCCATTCCGCCCACGCAGCGATCGAGAGCGCCGCGGCGAACACGCGATCATCTTTGTTTCGGCCTGAGGCTTCGATTTTCAATCCGTTCTGCACTAGCGTGGTCATTTCCACGAGCAATTCCATCGATCGCGGTTCGATTTGATCGGTGCTGTAGCCGTCGCGAAAGCGGCCATAGAGGCGCGCTTTTTCGTCCTGCGTCGCCTTGGTGTTGAAGAGCCAGCTTCCCACACCGGTGGAATCCAAGCGGTGGGAGACGTACCACCGCACATTGGTGAGCGTTTCAAGGATGCGGGCGGAGGAGGTCGCGCTGCGCAGCGCGCCGAACGCCATTTGCTGGCGCAGATTGCGCAGTTCGGCCATGATCAGTTCGCCGGGGCCCAGCAGGTCCACATTGACGATGCAATCCTCGTAAGCCCCCGCAAGGTGCGCCATGACCCAGGCGGCCTGATAAGCTTCCGGTCTGGGCGTTGCATACTCGGCCACCTGCACGATCTTATCGGAAAAGCACCGCCAAACCGAGATGCAAGTGCGATCGGCGTCGGCGGAGCGCCCATAGGCGCCGTCCACGCCCATCACATATTTCGCTCCTTTGATCGGCTGTTCCCAGATTTTCAGTTCTATTTCGTCTGTGCGCTCCGTGATTTCGCGGATCGCGGTTTCGGTGAACACTTTACCGAGCGTGTAAGCGTAGCCGGCGAAGCGCGTCACGCCGCCGCCAGAAATTAGCTCCATATCCTGCGTCACGCGCTTCAGCGAGAAGTAGGGGGAGCCGGTTGCGACAAACGCCTCGGTGTCATCCCAGGGCAGTTCTTCGCTGAGCGATCCTGCGCTCATTTTGTACGCTTGTTTGCGATACCAAGCGATTTGTTCCGGCGTGACTTCGTGATTGTATTTCTGTTTCACGGTCGCGCATTTCGCGCGCTCTTCGTCACTTAAATAGGGCATTTGCCCCCACCAGCGCTTATATTCTTCCGTACCCTCGGGGATGCGGTAGATTTCCTTGGCCCACCAGCCGATAAAAAAGAAGCGCTGCGTCGGTGTTTCCCGCGCAACCTTGCACATATCGTAAAACAGATTGAAGCCAAGCGCCGTGCTCTCAAAAACGTAGAGGCGATTGGGATTTTCTTCCGCCAAGGCGCGAATGAGGGAATCCAGGCCCTTCTGATCGCCCCACGAACTGGCCTCCGACGCATGCACGAAGTTGAGAGCGCGCGATCGGCCAAGCCCAGAGCCGGTTTTTTTCTTGCCGGCAGCCATGTATTGCAGGCGTGAGCCATTGGACAATAACAAGACGGTGCGGTTGTGCGATTTGATGGGAATTTTGTAGCCCGGGGGCAGGCTTTCGATCATTTCGGTGATGGTTTGGCGCGCGATGTCGCGGTTTTCCCCGGAATCGAAGATCAGCGCGCCCTGCAAGCCCGGATGCATCCAAAGCCAGAAGATGTCGAGCGCCCACATGATGGTGGAGATGCCCAATTGGCGCGCTTTCAGGCAAACAAAATGGTGTTGGCCGCTGTCCAGGCCCGCGCACACCTCCGAAAGGAACCGCAATTGCGCTTCATAAGGCGTGATCGGGCCCGGCGCCGTCGTTTCCTTCGATGCGATCTTGATGCGGCTCAGAAACTCAAGAAAAAGCGGCAGCCACGCCGTTTCTGGAGAGCCGCTAGTCGGCAGCAGCGTCTTCTGCATGAAACTGCTCCAGCTCGGGCGGTAAATCGACCATGCCTGTGACGATAGCGAGCGCATAGGCGAGGCGAGGCGATCTTTTTCCGTCGATCAGATCGCATTTGATGTCAAAGCCGTGGTCGCGCACCTCTTTTTTGATCGCAGTGGCGCGCACGATCACTTCCGCGGCGGTTTCCCCGTACACATCGACCGTTTCACCCCCACGCAGGATGACGCGCAGCGGATTTTTCGGGTCCGCGATGCGATCGATCCGGCTTTCCTTGGATGTGACGATGCCGGCGATGGCGCCGGCCTCAATGATGGCGCGCGCATCGCCTTCGCAGCGCACCTCAATAAAGGCGGTCATGCGGCTTTGACGCCTTTGATCACCGGCTTCGCGGCTTCCTTGGGCGGGAAGGGCGCATATTCGGCCTTGTTGACCAAGGTTTGAATGCCCCCGAGGGCCGCGGTCATCGCGACCCATAAATCTTCCATGGTGTGCATGGTCACCAAGGTCTTCGCGCGGGTGGGTATGGTCACGAGCACGCCGCCGTTGGGCGTCTTGCGCTCAAGCACCGTCTCGATGGCGTCGGCGCGCAGGCGAGCGCGGGAGCCGTCTTCGCATACAATCTCCACATAATGGACGATCATTGCGCGGTCTCCTTCTGCGGAGCGAGTTTTGCGAGGCGCGCCTTAAGAGCGCTGTCGTCATTTTGCGAGGCGCGCGCTTTCTCTGCCTTTTTCTCCTCGATCAGCTTGTCGTATACCGCCTTGCGCTCATTGGTCGGGCGTCCATTTGGGCGAGCGGGTAGGCCGTCTTTGTTGAGCTTCGCTGCTTCTTGGGCAGAAGCCAGCTTGCCCTGCATGACGCTGACCATTCGGCCTTGACCTTCGGGGTCTGAAATGTCGGTGCGCCGGCGCACCGCGACCCAGTTCATCACCAGCTTGAAGATTTCGACCCGCATGCCCCACGGGATTTTGTAATCCTGGCCATCCTCGGTCTTTTCGTAGCTCAGCAGGGCTTCGGAAAAGGTGAGTGCGGCTTCGTCGAGCCGGTCAATCAGTTGCTTTTCCGCATCCGACGCCGTTTCCGGCGCGTCGTCAGTATCCGGCATTCCAGAGGGGAGATGGGGTGCTGTCTCGTCCATTTGTGGGGCGCTTTCTTCGGGGTGTTTTCTTGCAGACATAGCCTGTGGGGCGGGGATCGCGCGGCGGGCGTCCGCGGCGCATCGGGCGCACGCGGATTTCCAGATTTTCGCGGCGTGCGTCGAAATAGTCGCCGTTAGCCGGCATAACGCGGACGCGATCGGCCATCTTCGCGAGGTCCGGGTAGACGCGGACTGCGACTTCACGAAGCAATCGACGGCGGAATTTGCGGCCGGTGACAGGGCTGGTCTCATCGCTCACGACCCACGGCTCTTGGCCAGGCGTGCGGCGCCATGAGCGCCATGCGATGTTCGTGGCCCATGCGAAATCTTCTTCGCTGAGCTGCACGATCCTTCCGCACTTGAGCACTAAATCCGCCATGCCGGCCACGCCAGAAATAAAATAAGGCGGTCGCCAGCGACGGGGCTTAGAACGTAGCTGGCGACCTAAGACGACCGGGTTTGCGAGCGCCCCGGAATCCTAAATGCGAGCCTTACGTGGCAGTTATGAATTTTGCGGAAACGCAGAGATGTATTCTGTGCTAGCTGGCATCATCTCCTACCCCTCCTGCTTGTCGGCGGGAGTCAAGCTTCACTCTCCCAATAGCGATTGGAGATTAGCTTGAGCGCTACGCGGCCGATGTTGTCGTCTCGGCGTTCCTGCGATGGCACGATAACGGCGCCCTCCATCATGTGGCCGACAGGCGCGCCGGGAACGCGGCTATCGCCCTCGACTAGATCGGCGATCTGCTGGCGGTCGAATGGGCCTTGGTAGAGTAGGGGGACGATAGGCACGCCTTCATCCTCCATATCGCAACGAAGGCCGGCTAAATCTATCCAGCGATCGCGAGCAAGGCAGGCGAACGCCGCGAAGGCCACGCCTTGCTCGCGTCCATATTTCAGGGACTGCACGCGACCGAAAATTTCTCCAAAGACGATGACGCCGGGGCGAGCCTCACAAAACGCCCGAAGCGTCGGCGTGGCGTCCGCCGCCTTTTTCCAAGCATGCTCTACATCATGGCGTAGCCATCGCGTGCGCGATCCCATATAAAACCGGCCGTCGAGGAACAGATAGCGCGCGTTTGCGCCATGAATTTTCTCGGTTACGATGACCGGCTCACCATCGGCGATCACACCAGGAAATTTGTTCAAGCTCTCCACGTCAAATACTGGTGTGTAAATCGACGGCCATTGATCTTTCGGCAGATCGTCTGCACCAGAGACATTCAACGGCGGAGCATAACGTTCAATGCCCAGCGCCTCCATCACGTCTGCGCCTATTGGTAGATCGGCGCATTCGGCTGGGACGGGGATCAATAACCCAAACGACAGAACGCCGCGCAGGCGCACTGCCTTCAAGCGATGCCGATCTCGACCATCGCGCGCGAGAAACGCAAATTCCTCGCGATCTGTTGGAACGGTGTAATCCGGTTCGATGTAAACAGCGTGATCGCCTTGTGAGAATTGCCCCTTCTTCACGACCGCTTGCCATCCACCAACAGGCACGATCTCCAAGCGCTCCGCGTTGTCGTGCGGGCGGACTTCAGAAATCTCGATAATGCGGACTTCGTGCGTGCTCATTTCGTCTCTCCTGCACGGGGAGGGAAGGGGAGCGGCATCCAGTGTGTCGCCCACGAGTGACGCGACATGGTGCTCACGCCATCGCGCGACCATCCGGTGGAATAAGGGCGAAGCTCCATGCGCCATTGTCCGTTGGCGTCGTACCAGCCCAGCAATACGTCATCGCCGTGCGGCGCCACCTCTATCGGCCTCCACCCGCCCCCTCCAGGGAGGGCGAGCGCGGCGTCAATGGCGGGCAGTGTATCGTCAGCGACCCTGCGCGCGTAGACGCGAAAATCTGCGTGCGACACCAGAATGTGTTCGTATGCGTCGCTGATCGCGGCCAGCGCTTCCCGCGCTTTCTCCAACGCCTCGCGCAGCGTCTCCACGTCTGAGGGCGGGTTAGTCATTGGCGATCTCCCAGAGAAGTTTGCCCTGCGTCGGGTGCGTGTCCACGCGTGGCCGGGCATCGCGCGACCACGATCCACCACCGCGTTCGCCTAGAAGCTTCCAGCCCGCCCCGCGCAGGCTAGCGCCGCCTTCCTCGGGCAGGGTGTATGTTCCGATCCGCATGTATCCGAGCGCGAATGCAGCTCGAGCTGCCGCGCCGTAGAGGAACGAGCAGGCGTTCTTCGTGCCGTCCGTGCAGAGGCGCGTCACTTCCAGCGTTACGCCGTTGTCGCGCATGCGGGAAACTGGCCGTCCAACGATAGCGACGCCCACGATTTGGGAGTCCAGCGCTGCGCCCAGCGCGAACTTGAAGCCCTGCACCGGCGCATGGTGGCGATGGTGCATGCGCACGAAAGCGTTCGCCTCATCCAAGTCGAGCGGAACGCGCACGAGATAATCACTCATGGGGCGGGTTAGTCGGCATTGGCGATCTCCAGCAATACATCCGCGTGTGGGGTCATCTCACGTCCCATTCAGATGGTAGGGCTCCGGCCCAAACTCCCCTGGGCAGGCGCGGTAAACAGTATCTCGGGAACATTGCACGCGCCGGGCGATTTCTGCAGCGCCCATGTCTGGATTCTCGCGCTTCAGCTTGCGGCACATCTCTTTCTTGATCGCGATGGCTCTGTGGGAAGGGGCCTTATAGCGGCCCTCGGCCTTGGCCTTGGCGATGCCCTCCTTTTGCCGCTCAGACCGGATTGTTCGCTCAAACTGCGCAAATACAGCGAGAATCTGCGCCATCATGATTCCCGCCGCATTGGTGGTGTCGATCGGCTGGGTCAGGCATTTAAAGCCGATGCCGCGCGAGCTTAGCTCATCCACCATGATGCAGAAGTCGGACACCGAGCGCGAGAATCGATCCACGCGGCTGACAATGATGGTGTCGCCATCGCGCGCATAGGAAAGCAGGCGTTGCAGTTCCGGGCGGTCGATGTTTTTCCCGGACATTTTTTCAGCGAAGATGTTGCGATCATCGACGCCGGCTTCCGCCAATTGCTCCAGTTGCACGGTCAAATCCTGATCCGTGGTGGAGACGCGGGCGTAGCCCAAGAGCTGGCCCGGCATATTAAACTGCAACCTTCGGCTTAAGCCATGTCTGGAACTCCACGAAGCATCCCGGGCACAATTCTGTTGGAGCAATGCATTCCATAAGATCGTGGCGGACGCGGAGAATGGTGTGTAATTTATCGCGCAGGCGCTTTTCCTCTGTGCTGATCGTCACAACTTCGGTGGGCGCATTTCCCCCGCCGCCGCTGCTAGTCATGTAACCGCCTTGCATCCGGTTGCGCAGCATTATTTCATCGTTCGTAAGCCGTCGGCCAGCGTCTCGCAGAAATCCCCATCCAGCGGGCAGATGTAGGTGAGGGTAATCTTCGTGCGGCGTACTGGCCTGAGCGCTGGCGCCGCATCGATCGCATGTCGCTGTCGCAAGAATTTCGGTGGTCATGGGCTTCAGTCCCAATCGCGTGCAGAGGCGCGAGCATCACGAAATTCCCGCTGCTGCACAACGCGATAGGCCCCTGGGGGCAGGGCGATTTCATCATGATCGGCCTTAACGCCCGTAACCAGTTCGTGCTTGAGCGTGGCGCCAGAACCGCCCACCAAGATGAAATCGGCAAGGGCGCGATTGGCGACATCACCTTCGGCTGTCTCCACACGAAATGCCGTGACGGCGCCGTCCTTTATCGCATGCGCGTGGCCATGGGCCTCGCCGCGGGCCAACACAATGCGCCCCGCACCGTCCCGGGGAACGATTTTAGACACGGACGCCGGAATGGAGTCCACGGGAACAAGCAGGACATCGCCTTGTCTGTACATTTCACGTCTCCATTTTCGGGGAAAAATCGCCCGGCGTCATGCCGAACGTCCAAGCGCGAGCCTCATGCGCGGTTTGCATTTCCGCAGGCACGCGAATTCTGTGTTTTGTGTGTTTGCTTGGGCATGTCACCACGAGAAAGCGCTGATTGCCTTGCGCCCAAAGCTCGCCATGCTCAGGGCTCGAATCTATGGCGAGTTCAACGTTATTGTCGCTGGTGGTGGTAATGGCGGGAGCGACGAACCCTTGCTCAGGATATGTCATAGCATACCGGGATTCCTGTTGTTGTGGTCGCCTTGACAGCCGGCAGTAGGTCAAGATGTTCCACGTAAGCAGCGCGGCGTTCGCAACCACGATCCACGGCGGCCCGCGATCCATGGCCACAAAGACCATGATCAGCGAGCTGGTGGCGAGCACCACGGTAAGCGCGCGCAGCGCCTCTCGGCTCACGGGCCTAGCCCTCCCTCACATGCTGCGCCGCGCCGAAGCGCATCGGGTCGCTGTAATGCGTGAGCCCGATGGCGCGATGGACGGCGCGGTCGCGGTCGGAAATGGGCTTCGGTTCGGGGTGCAACGGGGCGCCGCCAGCCGTGATAAAAGGCATCGGCGACACGCTAACTTTCGTCCATCGTCCGGCAGGACTAACGAGCCAAATATCACCATTCTCCAACGCGACCACGATGTCGTCGCCAAAACGCGACGTGCTGCAAGCGCGAGAATAGGGCAGCGCTATAGCCGCCTGCGTCACCACACTCTTTTCGCGCTCAAGCGCGGCCACCGCCGCATCGCTCGTCAGGATGCGGCCTGCGGTTTTAGCGTCCGGCGGAAAGGTTCGCACGTTGATATCCATCATCACCGATCCCTCACTCTCAAGCCCATCATCACGATCTCGGCATCCAGCATCCGGTTGAACTCATCCCGCATGGCCCTGCGTATCGAGAACGACGGCTGGGGGTGAATCATCTCCGCAATGATGCGCGCGAACGCGCCGGCCGCCACGGGGAAATCCACCGAGCCCAGCGGGGCCGCATGCTTCATCAGCGCGTCCACGATCGCGGCCATGAGCGGGTCGCCTTCTTCGGGTTCTGGGTCAGTCATTTCGCTCGCTCCGCAGCCCACGCCCGCATCAGCCTGTCAAACTCAAGGTCAGCGCTCTCCGCCATTTGCAACGCAAGCCGCGCAACCGCCCGGCCATCCGCCTCAAGCCCTAAATGACCCCGCGCAGACCGAATCGCCGCCTCAACGTAATGCTCCCGGCCACTCAACATCAGCGCCCGCGCCACGCCCAAGACGAAACCATCCTCCGTCAGCGAAACATCCCGGCCCGAAATCTCGTCACTCATGCCCGCCGCCCTCGCCGCCCTAGCGTCAAAACCTCAGGCGGTCGGGAGTCCGGCCCTATCGGCGCTAGCCCAGCCTGCCATGCCGCCAGCGCATAGCGCTCCAGCAGTCCAACCTCGCCGCCATCCTCCCACCGCCCCCAGGTGTTCCGACTTACGCCCAACTCTGCAGCCATCCGGCTCTTGCTCTTCCGATAACGAGCGCGAAGTTTGGCCAAGTCCGATCCCATAAATGGCTCCAAACGGCACCTTTTGCACTAAATGGGGATATCAAGCGCCATTTATGCACAGTTTGGGGCGATTCGCAAGGCAGTAGGAGCCGTTTTTTTTGGGGCGCGCTTGGCGTTTCCGAACCACAATCACACCACGCCGCGTCCAAGGGTCTTTTTGTTTTTCGCCCCGGAAGGCCCCCTTGCCACCCCCTGGCTGCCTGGCTAGCCTGGGTGCTGCGGTCGGGCATGGCATGCATGCACCACGTATGTCGCTGCATCTCCAACACACACATGCAACGTTGCATATCGGTGATTGGTGAGATGTAGCGACAGTCTGGAAGCCATACGCGGAGGGTATACCCTCGATGCAACGTTGCACGCAGGGTCTCGTTATGGCCTAGACGCCACGGTGACAGCACCCGATCCGGCCCCGCCGCGGGGCAGCGCGCACAGCCCTCAGCCCAACCACTTCCACATATGCACATATCTACATATGCTTGATCGTGCTCTGCGGAACGGGCTACCGCAAGTGTTGCGTAAGTCGCTTGCTAGGTTGGTGTGGGGCGCTACGCGCTAGCATGAGTGTGTAGTGGGGTGTGTTGGTGTTTGGGATAGGGGTGGCGGGAGGGACGGATGAGGGCCCTACGGGACCATCAGGGGCTCAGCGTGGGCCCTTTAGTGTTGGACCCGCCGGTACACAGCGAGCATGCGCCGATATGCGTGCTCGGCCATCTCATCCCACAGTCGGCGCTGGCCGTAGTCGGCCGCCTCGTATTCGTCCCCGAACACGCCCTGGGCTAGGCCCGTGCTCGCCGCGCTGATGAGGTGATCGGGCATGGCCCCATGGTCAGCGATGGCGCAGGTGGCCGCGAGTTCGAGCATGGACTCCTGTGTGTCCGGGCGCCACGCCAAGATGAGTTCATCGCGGGTCATAAGGGCCGTTGGTCCGCCGGCTCGATGGGCTTACCCGTGTGCTCTTGCACGAGGGTGTCCATTGCAGAGACGGGGATGGCCACCGCGTTGCGCTGAACGATGGTGGTGGGGCGACGCGGCCAGACGCTCCAAGCGAGCCACCCAGCGCAGAGCGCCAGCATCAGCGCGAGGAGGATCGACGCGCTTACCCGAACACCATGACTGCGAACACGACGCCTGCAATGATGGACAAGGCGAGAGTCGTGAGCACGGCGAGGATAGTCGGGATGACGGCGTGGCGAGTGATCACGCTGATCTCCCCTGGCTTTGGCTCTTGCCTACCCACGGCCGGCGCCCGCCAACGGTGGGTGCGAACTCATGCTTGAGGTGCTTGGCCCAGTAAGTAGCCGTGCCCATGGAGCATTGAGCGCGGATGCAGAATTGCGTGATGGTCTCGCCATGAGGCGATTCGCGGAACAGCGCGCGCCATTCAATCTCGCCGCGGCGCTTGGGCGCGTGCGGTCGGGCATGCACCAACGCGATGCCATAACGCCTCGCGGCCTTGGATACTTGGTGCGCGTCCGTGTCTTGCTCGCGCGCGAGCTGGCTCACCGTGAGGTTACGGATGCCAGCGTCAACGAGAATGGCGGACCAATTGCGCATGAGACTAGGGAATGTCCCGATTGAACGAGGCCACGGCCTTGTGATCGGGCCACTTCTCTCTAGGAGGCGTCGCGCGGTCTGGAAACTTACGCACATACGGGCCAACGATGGGCTTGATCGCGCTGGCGATCGGCGCCGGCGGACGCCAACCGCACAATTGCTCAACCCAATCGGCCATCTCAGGCGTTATCGGCGTCACGTTACGCATGCGCGTGCTCCGGCTCAATCGGTTGTCCGCCGTTCCAGCGCATCATGCGCGAATGAACGCCGTGATGGCCCATAGTCGGGCCGCAATCCTCCCAGCCCAGCGCGCGGTAAGCGGCTACCGCATCGTGCGGGACATATCGCAAATAGAAGATCATGCGGCGTCCTGTGGATTGAGGAGGCGCATATGGCCCAACGCAGTGCGTGGCGCACGGCTGGGCGCTTCAAGTGCATTCACATGCCCGGGAAGACCCTCGCGATGCGCCTTGCCGATCACCGCATTGCGCGTGAACAACGCCTGCCCGGCGTCACGGTTGATGCGCTTGGCGATCATGCTTGCGCTTTCGCCCTCTTCCCACATTGCGCGCAGCACAGCGACGCGCTCGTCATTCCACGATGTTTTCATGCGATCCTCCGGGGTGGAGAGGGTTCACGGCCCTTGGACATCCGCTGTCCATAGCGGCGCACGGCCCATGCCTTGCCTACGATGTTGGGGTGCGCGCCCAGACCGATGCGGTCGGCCTTGGCGCCTACTGCATTGCGGGTGAGGCGCGGGCCTGTGGTCTCGGCGTTCAGCCGCTCGACGATGGATGAGATCGGCGCGCCGTCTCCCCACATTTGGCGAAGGATGCCCTCACGCACTTGAGACCATGCAGGGCGCGAATCAGATCGATACATGCAGGCATGATGTCATGCGAACGTGACGAAATCCCTTATTCGATGCGGGTTCCGGCGTTTTCTTGTGAATCTTCGGCGGCCAATGGAGGATGTGAATCACCGGCAGTTGCACCAACCGCCATCGTCCACTGTTTAGCGGTGCGAACCGCCGAAGAATTTGAGCGCTGGCCGGTGCTGAGAGCAATCCGACCAGCGCTCTGGCTACGCCGGATGGAGGCACATTCACCATACACGAATCACGCCGCTTTTCCAGCCTCCCGTGGGACGAAGCCCAGATAATCTTTGCGGCGCAGGAAATCCCCGATGAACGGAATGCCTGCGATGACTGCGGCGCGGCGTTCTGCGTCGCGCTCAGCTTTCTCGCGCTCACGACGGCGCGTATCGGCGCGGTTGCGCTCCTCGCGACGTTCACGGCGCTGACGCTCCGCCGGCTTCTCCGGCTCAACCGCCTTCCCTGCCCCTGCGGCCAGCGCCCAGAAGCCGTAAAGGAAGACCGCACCCACCCACTCGCCAAACGTAGGCTGTGCGCGTGCGGGCTTGGTCGCTTTGCGCACCACCTCACTGGCTTCAGCACGCTCGCCAAGATCGCTCATGGAATTCGCCAGCACGGCTTGCGCATTGGCGAGCTGTGCCGAGCCTTGGAGCACTGCATGTTCGGCCTTCTGCCGCTCCCAGGCGATGCCCGATGCGAATTGCGTAGCAGGCAGAGCCATGAGCGCGATGGCCACGGCAAGCGGCCAGACCGCGCTGTCGCGCACGTTCTTTCGCGGGTCGTTGCGGCGTGCAGCGAACTGAAAGACGAGATATTGCGCCATGCTGGCGAAGGCGATCACCAGCGAGGCGTTCACCAGCCCCATGAAAGGCGCATCGCCTAGCGGGGTAGAGACCATGTGATCGTGAACGGCGGAGTCCAGCGCGAACGAGACGCCATAGCCCTCCATTGCAGCCGTGCCGATCAGCAACAGGCCAACGAGCGGCATGTCGCGCATTGCGTGCTGGGCGCGACGCACACGGCGCCACGCCTTCACCCGCCAATCCGAAGGCGACTCAGCCATGAGCGCCCCCTTTCTTGTCCGCGTTCTTTTCCTTGAGTTGCTGGGCTTGTTGTTGCTCCCGTTCCAGACGGGCCATGATCTTGCCCATCGGATGGCTCAGCGGAACGAAGCCTGTGTTAGAGCGCTGCATGTCGTGGTTCCTTTCCTAGAGGGCTCGCCCCTCTGACGCCTTAGCCCCGCTCGCGCTTGTCACGGCGCGGCGGGGCTTTGGATAGCGGGGCTTGGCGGGCTATTCGATTGACACGCCATGTTCAGCGATCTGGATTTCCACGTTGCTCACCCAAAACCACGCCGTCGAACCGTCGGGGAAGCGCACGCTCACTTCGCGAGGGTGATAGGGCGAGAGGCGAGCAAAGCCCTGGACTTTGCCCGTTTCGCCGTCGTGCCTGTTCCGATCTATGTCGCCGCTCAGGCAACGCACTGTGTCGCCGTGTTGCATCTGCTTTCCTCTCTTGCATCGTGCGTATGGTTATGGCACACATACGCCCACCATGTCAATACGAAAGCATACGCATATGGAAGAAGTTTTGCAGGTGCTCTCCATCCGCATCAGCCCCGAAACGGAAACAGCGCTGCGAGAACTGGCCAAGGCCGACCGCCGCCCCTTCTCAACCTATGTGCGGCTGGCGCTGGAGGATCATGTGGCGAAGGTAACAGCGAAGGCCCGGAGATGAGCAACGCGATCGTCCCGCGCCCACGGCGGCGCTTTGTGTTGGTTCGACGGGAGCGATTGCCGCGCGCGTGGCTGAATGATGTGATTCCGGCGAGCTATGCCTGGACGCTCACACAGCGCGTTGTGTTCGCGCTCGTGCTCATCACGCTGCCGCTTGAGGCAGGCGCGTGGCTCTACTTCGCCGCCTCGTTGTTCTGAGATAGGGCTGCGGCCCCTGCGCCGGCGCCGGCTGTCAACGCTATGGACGGATAGAGCTTGTCCACCTTCTCGCGGAAGCGCGCATTGCGCGCCATTTCGGATTCAATCGCGAGATAGGCTTCTCTCTCCGTGGCGAAACGCTTGTTAAGCAGGCGCTCGCCTGCCCGCTTCACCGATTCCGCGCCGCTCTTGGCCATCCCTTGGCGTAAGCGGTCCATCAGAGTCCAGCCTTTACGGATTTCCTGTGCGGGCTCGACACGCCCCATGGGCGAGGGATTTTCCCATGCGCGCTCCGTCTTCTGCGGCTTCGCCTCAATCGGAGACCACTTGCCCCGAATGTTATTCGCCCAAAGCGTTGGGTCTTGATGCTCTTTTGCAGAGCGGGCTTTCTCCTGCACGCGCTCGAAATCAGCGCGCACCGGATCGCCCTTCGGATGATTAAGCGGCGGCGGGCCGCGGAAGATCGCATCATCCGCCGCCTTGGCGCTTTTGGACCCGCTGTCCACCAGCTTCTCGATACGGCCGCCAAGCTTCTTTCCGCGGGGGGCGATTTGGCGATACCCCGCATAGCCCAGATCGGCGGCACGCCCCATCAGAAGGCCGGCGCCCGCGCTTTTCAGTACATCATCGTCTTCCTCGCTCAGTGCGGCGCCCGCAGCCCCGCCGGCTCCGCCCGCCAGCGTGGTGATCGCGCCCTTAGCCATCGGTGCATTGCGCAGGGCCTTGAGCCGCCCTGCGCCGTAACGCGCAGTCAGTAGCCCTAGGAGCGCGCCCATGACGCCTTCCGTGCTGTAGTCGGAGGGCTCATCTGGTGTGGCTGGCGCTGGCGCGGGAGGCGTCGCCTTGTCAGCGGGATTGCGTGGCAACGGCTGCACGCTGGGCGCCAAGCCCCTTCCCTCCGGGGCGTAGGCGTCGAGCGTATCGCGCTGGCCCAAAATCGCGCCAGGCACGCCATGGTCATCGAGCCGGATCACCTCGATCCAATCCCCCTTGTAGACCATGGGCGTGATCCAGATATTCCGACCATCCGTCAGCGTGGCGCGGTGCGCAGCTTGGCGATCCCACTTCCCTTCGGAAATGTTCGGATCGATCGGCATAATTTGCGAGCCGTCCGCGAGGGTCAGTCCTTCTTGTGCCTGCGCATCGGTGGGTTTCAGGGCAGCGGCAGCCGCTATAGGCGCGGCGACGCCCGCAGTCGAAAGCAGCGGCATGATGGCGCCGCCGTCCGCAGCGCGCGTGCTGAGCGGCATGTCCGGACCAATTTCACCGCCAACACCCTGCTCGCCCAGCGATTTGCGCAACGCAGCCGCCTGCTCTTCCGGCGTGAGCTTCAAAAACCTATCCAGCGCCGTGGCCGCGTGAACATCCGGCTGCGTGGCCTCCAGGTTACGGTCAAACCCGCGCTGCTGCATGACCATGGGAGGCACCTGCCCGACGCGCGGCATGCCCTCCGTCGAAGCTCGCAGCGGCACAAGCGATCCGTCGTCGCCTCTGATCCACTCATCCCACATGTCGGGATTTTCCTGGGCATCCAGGTCGTCGGAGATTTTGCGAATTTCCGCGCCAATGTCCTGACTACCCGAAGCTTTATTCGCGGACTCACGCGCTAAGCGATCAATTTCCGCGATACGCTTTTGCGTGTTTCCCGGCGGCGTCGCATTGACCTTCGCCTCTGCATCGCGCTCGATCTTCGCTGCGCGATTATCCCAATCGGAATCCGCAGCGTCGTCCATCGCCTTTAATTTGGCGCTGGCTGCGCCATAATTATCCGCCGTCCGATTCATGCTGGCGGTGGTGTCAGCCAAATTGGCGTTTATACGCGCCCATCGCTCTGCGTCCTTACGCATCAAACGCCGGACCAAAGCGCCGTAGCCAACAGCGCCGCCGAGCGCCAGGGCCACAGGCGCGAGCCAGCCTGGCAGGGATTGGCGTTCCTGCCCGTCAGCGGCCTGTGCGTCTTCTGGGGCTAATGCCGCGCCTGCCCCAGCGCCAGCGACGCCCGCCGCAGCAGCCGGCAGATACGGTTTTTGCCCCAGCGCCCGCAACGTATTGTCCACAAGGCGCACCACGGATTGGTCAACGTTTGCAGCAGTTGCCGCCGCTTCCTCTATTTGTTCCGCACGTGTTCCAGTGGTCGCAAGGCGCTCTAAAGTCTTCTTAACTTTGTCGAACACGCTCAGGCGCACGCCAAGCGAGCCCTCCTTAACGCCCAGCCGTTCCGCCGCAACTTGCCGCCAGCCGCGCATGTCGCGCAGCTTCTCGCGCATACGCACCATGTCAGCGAGCGCTGTCGCCGCACTGGGCCGCTGCCCCTGCACTATCGGAATGAAAGCGCCACGGTCGCGGGCGCGAGAAAAAATCTCCGAGAGATGGTTATGGCTGATGTCCATCTCATCCAGGATGTCTGGAAACGAGAATCCGTTGCGGGCCAGTTCAATGGCCTTGTTCTGCTGTGGCGAAAGTCTTGGGTCAAAGAATGGCTCCGCGCGGGGCGTGTCGCCGGGGCGCGCCCAGCGCCACTCGCTCTCCATAGGCGCGCCTTCGGCTTGGCGTACTACGGGCGCAGGTTCAGCCGCGATCTTCCGCGGCTCGCCGCGCTGAGTAAGGACGGGACTGTTGCCCGAGCGCACCATCTTGCGCTCCATCACCGCACGGGCTTCATCGTCCAATCCCTCTACGTCATCCAAACTCCATGCTGGCGCTTCGGTCTCACCATCAATGCGCGCACGCACGCCCGCGCGCTTCCCTTGAGCGACGGCCTTTCGCAGTTCGGCGCCGCGGGCGATGCGGTCGTCGACGCTCTGCGCCTCCCCTTCATCAAACCTTTTGATCTGTTGGTCACGGGGAACGTCTTCTGTTTTCCATGGGGGCGTTTCGCGGCGCTGTTCTGGAGTGTAATCACGGCGCGTTTGGACGTTGCGGGCCTCGGTTTCACCGGCGAGGCGCTTGTAAACCTCTTTGGACGGCAGCTTGCCAAACAACACCAAGTCCTCCTTGGCGGTCAGCTCCTTCCACTTTTTCAGTGCCGCAAGATCATCGGATGAAATCTGGTATCCAGATGCGACGCGATTTTGAATCGCATAGGGGTCGCGCCCAGCAAGCGTCGCCTTAATCTCTGCTCTGATTGCATTCAGTTTAGGGAGAACGTCTAGGCCATCGACGGCTTCCGGCACCCCCCCCCGTGAAAAATTCTCTCTGCTCTGCACGCCGTGCTGCATTTCATGCAAAGTGATGCTGCGGACTTCCGGCGCAGATGTCGCCAATGCCTCAATGCTGTCGTTCTGGTCGCGATAGGTGCCGTGAGCGCCCTTCTTCGTTTTCATAATGTCGTAGTCGCCCATGAAGGGCTTGGTCTCTTCGTAAGCGCGGTAAACTTCTGGGTGCTCAAAATTTCCTGACAAGTTTGTATAGTAGGGCTTGCCGCTCTCGAATTTCTCACGCGCGCGCGGCGTCAGATCGGCGTTGCTATCATCGATCTCCTGTCGCCATTTCCCGTCCGCGCCCCGACCGGTTCCCGTCTCGCGCCAGATGTCATCTGCGTTGGCGCCGGCCTTCTCCATTGCTTCCGCACGCGCGGCGGCTTGCGCATCCCATGTCTTGGCGGTCGGACCGATGAACATCCGCACAGCGCTTGGGTCATGCAGCGCCACGGCGCGCTCCAGGCGCGCTATATGCGGCGCGGCTTTCTTCGCCAAGGTGGAAGCGCCCTTCAGCGTTGGGATGGCCTCAGCGGCGATCCAGGGCGCTTGGCCGATGGCCTCTGCGGCTGCGTCCGCCGCGCCGCTGAAGTTCCGCGCCTTGAGCGCGTCACGCGTATCCATTTCGGCCTCAGCGACGGTCTGCACCGGCGCGCTCAAAAAGTTGGCGAGATGGCCGCCCAGGTCAAACACGGTGGCCGCGCGGCCCATGAATTCCCCGGGCCGCGATCGCGCCAGTTCCACCGAGTTGCGTAGCGCTTGCATGATGCTGGCCGCCACTCCGGGGGCGCCTTCCACGGCCCCTTCCGCTGCGCCTTGCGCGCCCCGCGCCACACGCTGGGCGACGGCTGTGGGATCGATCGGTGCGCGCTCCGTGTGCGTGGGCCGCGCATAGAAGTTCAGCGCCTCTTGGCTGACCAAAGGCTTTTGAAGGCTGCGGCCCAGTGCGGTGCGGAGAAAGCCGAGCTGATGCGCCCAGCCCATCGCCTTCGCAGTGGGATCGCCGCTTTCCGTGTAATAGCCCGTGTCGCGTGCCTTCTGTGTGAGCGCGCCGGTTTGGTCTACCAGGCCGCGAGCCATGGCTTCCGCGTGGGCTTCGTCTCGGGTCATCAATAGGGCCTCAAAGCGTCAAGCAACTCTTGGTCGGATGCTTCCTTGGCGGAGGCGGATGAGAATCGCGGATTAGGCGCACCGCGTTGGGGCGCAGGCCGCGCCATGACCACGCCTTGTTCCGCAGCGTCCGGCCCCGCGAACGCTTGCGCCACCGTCATGCCAGAGCCGACTGGAGGAGCAGGCTTTGCAGGCGCGCGCAGATTATAGGCGTCCAGCATCGCCTGTGCTTGCGGCAAGCTCGGGCTTACTGTCGGGATCGGTATTGCATCTGCGACTTTATCCGCGCCCATCGGAAACAGCATCGCCCGCAGCGCAGCCCGCACAAGATCAGCGACCCCGCGCATGCCGGCGTTAACACTGGCGTCGCCCGTTTCGTATCCAGCGCGCGCCGCCTCTGGGTGCACGCGCAAACCCCGCGCCATGTCAATTTGCGTGGCGAGATTTGCGGAGCTAGCCGCGTCAAGCGGATTGCGGTAATTGATCGCCGGGCGCGTCGCCATCTTCTCTGCAAGATCGAGGCGCCCAAGCATGGATTCGTCGGCCCGCTTGCGCCAATCCCCTACGCTCGCATCTTGGGGAAAATTGCGCGCCAGCATGTCGTTATAGGCTTCGCTGGAGCCGTGTGCGGCAAGCCGAATATTATCCCATAAGTCGCGATATTTGTCTGCGGTATATGTCGCTACGTTCGACGCGGCTTGACGCCCGCCCGCCGCTATTCCTGCAAGCGTCGGCAGATTGCCGCGCGTGACGCTGTCGCCCATTGAGCGCAGGAATGCGCCGGTTTCGCCCGGCTCAGGCACGCGCGACGCCCCGGCGATCAATACCCAGCGCCCCAAATGTTTCGCGAATGGCCACGGCCACCACCTGCGCGATGACCGGGCCTTGATTGGATATTTGCTGGCGCATGGCGATCAATTGCTCATCCAGCCGCGTGACCATTTCCTTGATGCCCTCGTGCGCGGCCTGTTTTTCCTCCATCGTCTCGACGCGCGCCAGAAGGGATGCTAGCGCCGATGTGTTGCCGCTCTGCTGTACAAGCAGCCGACTGACGAAGGGGCCGGCGTTTTGCACGACGACTGCAAGGAAAAACGCCATCACCGCGATGGCCCAATCTGGAATCTGCGCCTCTGCCACTGACAATCCCCAACGCCTATGTCGTTGAAAATCCTTTTATCGGACAGATGGTGAACGCCCCGTTATTTGCTCAGCGCTTCCCGCAACGCTTCCGCCAGCACATTGTTGGGCGCCGCTTCCGCCACGAGCGCTATGGGTTCCAGCTCGCTCGCTTCCTCTGCGGTTTCAGTCTCATCGAACTGGCGAAACTCCGCGGGGCGGCGCCGCGGGCGTTGCGTCGGGCGTTTATCAAAATCCTCCGGCAAGACCGTCACCACCACAGCCGATACGAAATCATAGACCACGGGGATTTCCCTATCGGCCTGCGAGCACCACACCCAGAATATTGCGGTCGTCGCGCCGTTTCCCGCTCGCACGAACCGCCCCTCTCCCAGTTCGATTTTCAGGCTGAGCTGGGCCAGGTCTTTGTCGCTGAGATGAACGTGAAATCTTTCCCGCGCGCGCTGTATCGCGTGGCTCATGGATGGCTCCTGTCGTCGCTTGTAACCGCACGCCGGCGCCCAGAAGGACGCGCTCCACTTCGTCCACGCTGCGGCAGACGGCCCACGTCTGGCCGGCGGCCTGCAGCGCCTCGCCCCACGCCTTTTGCTCGCCGTCGACACGGCCGCCCTTCTGGCGCTTCAGCTCGATCCACATCACAGCCATGGCGTGGGGAAACGCGTTGGCGCTCGGCGCCGCAATCACAAAATCCGGCGCGCCTTTGCGCACGCCCTCCGCTTTGAGCTTTCCGGCCGCCGCCTTAGTACGATGCCCGCCCGAGGCGATGTGCGTGAAGCGCGATCCCGTGGGCAGAGCCAAGTCCAGGAAGTCCGCGACTTGGCGTTGGATTTCGCTTTCAAGAATGCCGCGCGCCTTAGTCATGATCCGTTTACACGTATGCTTGCCGCGCAGAAGACCAAACCTTTTCGCGCGGCTTTCTCGCCTCCTCCACGCAGCTCTCCAAGCGGCCATCGTTGCAGATCACCTGCAAGCCGGGCTGAAACTCACCACCCGGTTTTGCGCAGTCGCCCGTGGCGTAAAACAGCCGTGCGGCGCGCATAAGCGTGTCATGGCCGTGCTTGTCGAGAAGCGCCGGGAGGGACTTGGCGATCATGAGAGGGCGTCCCCGGCGCTTGCCCACGGTGGATAAATGCGGGCGCAGCTCATCCCAAAACGCAATCGCCTGCTCAGCCGTAGCTTTGCGCCTAGATTCCTTATGGTGTTCTATTGGAGGTGTTCTTCCTCTATGGATGTCGTCGCTCGGCAACATCGGTAGTCTTCGTACGACGACATCGGCCCCGATGTCGTCCCTTGCCGATGTCGGCGTAGCCTGACTCCGGGGCCGATGTTCGCCGTTGGCGACAGCGGGTTTTTCTGTTGTCGTTTCAAACATTTCCATGTCTGGCATGTCGAGGCGCACGCGATAGAGAAGGCCCACTTTTCCGCGCCCCTTAGCATTGCGCGATTTGGTTTCCAGGTAGCCTAAATCTACAAGCTTCTTGACCGCACCGCTGACGAATGTGCGTGAAGCGCCCAGCCTGTCCGCCACCGTCCGCTGGCCCGGAAAACACCAGCCGTCCGGGTCAGCATAAGTGGCTATTGCCGCGAGCACGCGGAATTCTCCGGCTGTTAGTCGCTGGTCGTAAACTGCGCGCGTGTGGATGGCGGCAAAGCGATACAGGTTGGCTGTCATCGCTCAATCCTTGTCCGCCCAGTATTGACGATGAGTAACGGAATGGCTTGGTTGTGAAGAATCTTGTATGGCGTCCGCCGCGAGGTCGCACCACAATTCCATTGATCCGGTTTGGCCGTGACGGTTCTTCGCGACGATCACTTCCATCTTGTTAAGCGATCGGCTTACGCGCGCATCCCATTCTAATTCGCGATCATCAAAGGCGGATTTTGTTTCACCGTCTTCCTGCTGCGGCTTCTGCTGCATCAAGTAATAGTGTTCTCGATAGACCATGAGCACAATGTCTGCGTCTTGCTCGATGGAGCCGGACTCTCTCAGATCTGAAAGCTGGGGGTGTTTGTCTTGGCGCATTTCGACGGCGCGCGACAATTGCGAGAGCGCGATCACTGGGCATTGCATGTCTTTGGCGAGCGCCTTAAGGCCGCCAGTGATCGCTGTAATCTCCTGCACGCGACCATCCTTGCGCCCGGATGAATCCGCCATGAGCTGCAAATAATCCACAACTATGAGGTCAAGCGCTTTGTACCGCGAGCGGATGTCGCGGCATGCCGCGCGCAGCGACGCGATGGTATGGGCGCCGCGCTCATTGATGCGCAGGAGATCGGGCAAGCCTTGTGTGAGCTTGGCGACATGGTCTGCGTGGGGGCGTTTGCGTGAGCGCAAATCGGAATAGCTAAACGCCATATTGCCACGCGCCATCGCGCTGCGCGCGAGCGCCCTCCCCGCCAATTGCTCTGCGCTCATCTCCATCGAGAAAAACGCCACAACGCGCTCGCGGAGCAGTTGTCCGTCTTCGTCCACCTTCGAGGCGCGCGCGACATTGACGGCGAGATTGACCGCCAGCGACGTATTGTGCGTCGGGATGTAGCCATCGGTAATGTAAAGATGCGACGGGTGGCTCACCTGAATGCATTGCATGGGCGCAATGCGCGTCGGCGTGATTGACGCAATGGTGAGGCGCTTGTGAAAGCGGCGCGGAGATGAAATTCGCGCAAGCTTGTGAGGCTCGCGAAACACGTCTTGGCGCCCAGAAATCGTAAGAATGTAAGCCGTGCGCCCGCGGCGGCGCTCGCCCTTGTAAGTGTATATCGGTTCAGCCTTTTGTGTCTCGCCAACCCAGCATCCCAGTGAACGCGCGAGGCGAGCCACGTCCTGTGCGAGTTGAGCGCTGGCGGAGGAGTAGCGAGTACATCCGAACCGCTCTGCCCAACCGTCCGTATCAAGAATCCCACGCAGCAGCGCTAGTCGGTCATAGTCCGGTAAGGAAAAACACACCTCCGGGATGAATTTTTCATGCGAGCCACAGTTTGCCACGCCCAGATCGCGCAAAGCGGCAAGCAGCGGGTTCGCCTTCCCGCGCGGCGTGGTTAAGCGAAACTCATACGGCGGCTGATGAACAAGCGCATATCCCGTATGCTCGCCAAGAGCCCGCAAGTTCTGCTCAAGGGTCGGCGAGGCCGTCGAGATTTGGAAGCTCGCCGTTGCGCCCGTTCCGTTTCCCAGCCAAACGCCCAATAACCATGGGTCAATGCCGATGGATCGGTGCTCGCCAAAGCGGCCATTGATTGGATCAATCCAAAGCCGGTTACGGTAGCGGGAACGAGTGAGCATTTCCCGAAGGGTATCCGTGGACAACACGCGCGCGGTTGGCCATTCGCGATAACGCACAAGCCAGAGATGTTCGCCGCACGCCTCACAAGATCGGCCATCACTTAGGGTGATCCGGTAGCTCTGGAGGTCGCCCTGCTGGGGATAAATCCCGACAATGCGTGAATCGGCCCCATCCACGCTTGCCACGCGATCCCCTGGTTTCAGGTCAGCCATGGCGCGCCAAGCGCCATCGGCCATGAGAACATTGGAATCGAGCGGCTGAGCCTTTCCCATTGCAGGTCTGCCCGCGATCACAATGAGGTCAGGGGCGTAAAATCCTCCGATGGTGCGATCCATAGCGGCGAGCCCGCTGCTCACGCCTGGGGCTAACGGCTTGCGCAACGCCTCCGTGACGATGCTGGCCGCATCGCGCAGGCCAATATCGGCCCCGCCATCGCCTGTCAGAACGCTACGGAAGGCGCTCTCGGCTTTGTCCACGATCTCCGCAAGGGGCATTTCATCGGAGGGCCGTAGCGCACTCCCCAGCGCTTCCTGGGCGGCCTTGATGAGCGTGCGCCGCGCGTGAGTGTCGCGGATGATGTCGGCGTATTGGATCGCTTGGCTTGTGAATCGCGCAGCGTTTTCCACGAGGGTGAGCAGATACCCTTCTCCGCCGATTTCTTTGATGCCGGCATCCTCGCGCGCGAAGTCTTTGAGGGTAAGCGCGTCGGCCACCATGCCGCGCGTGATGCGTCTGGCGCAATGCTGAAACAAGCGCCCATGGCACGGGTCGTAAAACATCTCCGCGGTGAGCGTGGGCAGCTTTTCCAAAAGCGCATTGTCGAAGATCAGTGCGCCGAGAACGGCTTGCTCCGCGTCGAGATTGTGCGGATTGGTTTGAGCGCGGGAATCATGTAGGGTGGGCGTCTTCATGTTACCTCTCAAACTGATGGCGTCGGAGCGACCAACTCCGGCGCCATTTTTGTGCCGCGAATCACTAGCACGCAACGCGCCTAGTCGGAGATATGCCCATATGTGAGTAAGCGCTGTGAGTTAGCGCTGAGCAAAAAGCGAAGGTTCGCGCGCGGTCGTTTCATTGCCCCACGCTGTCCACCCTGCGTGCGGTTGACGCGCGAACATTTCTAAATACGGACCGGCGACTAAGCGCTCGATCAATCCATATTGCTGCTCTGGCTTCGCGCTGTGTACGCCACGCGGACAGTGGATGACCTGCTGCACGCCTTTATCGATGCGTTTTGGTGCGCCTCTGGTGAACAGCCAACACTGCTCAGTCTGCTTGCGTGTCCAATAGCCCATGCCGACATGCGGCCAGCCGCCCAGCCGCGATTTCACCCAGACAAACGCACACGTTTTGAACGCGAAGCCCCACGATCTCCCGAGCGCCAGCGCCTCCTCGAAATGCGAGTCCACCACCCACATGAACAGCGCCGCGTCGTCGGCGCATGCGGTCGCAACAGGAATGTCGCACAGCTCGCGAGTTTGCGTGACTTCATAATGATCGACCGGGCCACGATGCGGCGTGAAGTGCTTGCCGCCGAACGTTTCAAACGCCCACGGGGGGTCGGCCAGAATGCATCCAAACGGGCCCTCCGGGAACCCGCTCACCCTCGCATCCCCACCCTATTCCGGTCTTCTCGTAAATCGATGTAGGCGCGATGGGAAAGCCAAAGCGCTACAGAGAGGCCAAGCACGAGGCCGAAGCCCAGGCCCGCGGCCACGCTCATACCGATCAGCATTAGGCGTGCTCCTTGCGGCGCTTGCGGCCCTTGCAATTCTTCGCGTTGTCCAAGGTCTGGCGAAACTTGGCCCAATCATTGGGCGTGACGCCAGTGACCGCAGTGATTCGGTCCATGAGGTCTGGCCCCGGCGTTTTGATCTCGCCGGTCTTGAGCCTGGAGATCGTGGAGGGGCTGCACGCCAGCATATCTGCTAGCGCGACGTTGTTAACTTTTTGGTGACCTTCTTGCCACTTGCTTAAAGGGTCCACAGGCAAATCACACATGCGCGAAAGCGTGCGAAAGGCGTGGTGGAATTGCAAGCGAAAAATTGCGTGGGCTGCAATAGTTTTCGCGTTGCGTGTCGCGCAATTTTTGGTAAGGTATTGACAACATCCTCACACGCCGCACGCCACGCGGCAGGGAGATTGGCGATGGCCAAGACGTTTGCAGATCGCGTCGCGCGGTTCGAGGAGTTCGCCGAGAAAGGCTGGCTCGTGCAGGGCGAATGGCGTGGCGAGCGCGACGGTCACGAAATCGCGTGCGCGATCGGCGCGATGTATAATGTGGAAAGCGTTGATGCGTGCCCGGCCGACGACATGCCGGATTGGCTCAAGCATCTGACCGTCACGCTGTTTGATGGTTTACCGAGCGGCGAAAACATCGAAGCGCAACGCGCGATCAACGCGCAGGTGTTGCGCATCGGCGCAAATGTTGAGGCGTGGGCGCGCATTGAGGTGCGTTTTAAAATCGCCTGCGTGAAGCGCGCGATCAGTGCGGTCGAGCCTGTCGCCAAAGACAAAGATTATTGGCCCGCGGTGACGCGAGCCGCACAGCAGGTTTGCGATGCGTTAGAGGGCAAGGACAATCTTGCCGCCGCCCGGGCCGCCGCCGCCAGGGCCGCCGCCGAGGCCGCCGGGGCCGCCGCCTGGGCCGCCTGGG